AGAGCAAAATACACCTTTAAGAAAGGTGTAACCAAAAAAGAGCCAGGTTTGGCTCCACCTCTACTTTTCAAAAAAGTAGAGCAAAACACGTAGATTTGGCTCCACCTTTCCTAAAGGTGGAAAAGGTGGAGTTAGATATCCAAACTGACCGTATTCTTATCCGACTTTTGCTTTCTCTTGCTTCTCTTTGGCATGGATCCGCCATTTTGTAACTCCTTCAAATCCGATATACTGATTGTACTGCTATCATTATTTGTCTGGGGCTGTTCCTGGATATTGATTGTCTTTGTCTTTAAACCAGACAAAATGTCGCTAATATCGCTTGGCCCCTTCATTTCCTGACGGATGGGGGCTTGTTGGACAGGCGGGCGACGACTGCTCTTTTCCGGCCCAGGATCGGACGAGGCAAAATTCTCCCTCAAATTGATCCCATCATCTTGGCGACCCATTCTTAAATCAGGTCTTGTGCTATAGTTACTATTTCCTGCTCTTCCATAAGGAGGAGGCACCGCATTAGGTCCTTGTGTTGCCATGGGTGGAGGAGGGCCGCTATTTGCCGGAGGATTCATAACACCATTCATAAATCCTGAAAATCCAGGATTAGTTTGACTCATGCTATTTACCGCTGCATTCTGAAATTGACGCATCAAATCAGGATTCTGGCGTAATATATCATCCATACCAGGAAGTGCACTCTTAAACATTGTATTGCTCATATGCACCATCATTGCACTTCCACCAAGTTGGAATAAAAGCTTCAACTCGGGTGCAACTGATGCTCGCGATTTGTATTTCTCATATAACTCCGCGAATATCTCATCATAATCATTTACATTTTCATTCACTTGTTCTCCCCATCCATCCAACTTAATATCAAAAGGATCATACCTATTGTTCAAAAACTCAATACCATTTACAATTGCCATCATCATTTGCCCTTGAAATTTCACTGCATTATCTTTTGACTTTTCGTCCATAATAGTCTCATATTCACCCTGCATTTCCGACAAAGAAGATTCCATGTTATATTTTTTAGACAGGTCAACTCCTTTACGTTCCAATGCTTCCAACTTTTTGAGAATCTTGAATTTTTCTCTTAGCAATTCTTCCTTTGTCATTTGGGGATGATTTGGTACAGCCTTGTCAGGGTTTATTGGTATATCATTAAATTTTCCATATCCATCCCATGTTTTTGCATCATTATTTGAATCTCCTGCAGTAGCAGTTCCAATATTTATAGAATCGTCAAATCTAACTCCGGATGATTTATTCTCATCAAAGTGTAAAGAAATAGGTTTGGATGAAAATAAGTCGGATTTTGCACTATGAGCAACTGACTCTCCATCGTACATGTTTGAGCTATCAGCCAAATCATTGAGTTCATTTTCTAAATTATTCAAATCGTCAATATTTATATCACCATTTGATTTTGAAGAATCCCGAAGTTTACCATTCATCAAAAACTCTAAACCTCCTCCAAAATTGGTTGATCTCTGTCCACCACTATTATTATTATCAAATTCTAATTCGGAAATCTCAATAATGTCGGGATCCATATACTATGAAATAACTAGAACATATAATTTTAAGTTCTACGCATTATGAATATATTATTCAGGATTATGGATTTATAATTTATTGTTAATGAACCATAGACCTTGTAGAAAACTATCTGCTAAATCATCCTTCTTTTTATTTTCTTCAAAAAAATCTTTCCAATGTGCGTATTTATAATCGTTGAGAAATTCTAAACATCGCTTAATACCCAGTTTCTTTCGTAAAGTATATTTTGATTGGTCTTCAATTATCAACTCTGCATCTTCCTTTACACAATCTTTGAGTTTACAAGAAGCAGACACAAATTCTATAGTCTGTTCTAAATTTTTCTCATTTCTCATAATAAAATATTGTACAATCATACCTTGAATTGTTTTCATTCTATTTGCTATTGGGCTAATTTGATTCTCAATAATAATATAATCTATGACGCATTCTTTATCAAATAATACATCAAATTTATCTTTTATATTTCTACCTATAGTAATTAAATCTATCTTTGATGCGTTTGTCGCAGATATTGGTTCAAAACAAGTGTCGTATATATAATTGTCAATAACATCTAATAAATCTTTTTTTTTGATTGGCATGTTATACTTTATTTTATATTTGTCGGCAAGTTCATAGAGTTCTTGAATTTTTTTCTTGTGGACATTAGCATATTTTAATTCTGCATTTGGAACCAAAAATTCCTCTTTTTTTGCATGTTTCTCGCAAAAACACATTTGATTTTTTTTAAACTTTGCTGGTTTTTCACATTTTTCATTCTTCTGTATAGCTTGACATATAAGTGTTTCATTTTCTCCTATATTTATTACATCCCATTTTGAGATTGTGTAATATGAGGAAGATTCTTCTTTTTTGAATAAACAGAACGCTAAATTTTTTATTCCTACATCCACACTCAATAATTGGGTAGTTTTTGCATGTGTTTCCATATAATATTATATATGATATGTTCACATATAATATTTTTATTGCAAGATTTTATTTATTATTGTTTGATAGAAGGAGATATCATTCTTGCGTTCAATTGTTGACGAGACAAGTACGGAGTTTTTAAATCGCCGTACTCTACTTTAGTTGTATCAAACGTAGATGTATATAATTGGGGGGTTGAATACGTCTTTCCCATTTTATCAAAATTACAATTTATTCCAGTTTCAGTTTGAGAAGCCATAAAATTATATTTCATTATCTTATTTCCATTCTGGATCATATATTGTCTATAATTCCAGTTGGATGTAATATTTTCACTCTTTTTTATGTTTTCATTTATACTGTCTTCGGTTTGATAATAAGAAAAAACTCTACTATCACACATCATTGGAGGAAAATCTCTATAAACATTATTCATACCTGTGTTATTCCAGCTCATATAATTATATTAGCGTAAGAAATTAATTCTCCTCTAACAATTTAATTAGATCTTGTTTTTTTAGTTTAGATGCGTCAGATGTAAACCCTTTATCAATAACCATACTTCTTAACTTATTCAAAGCAAATTTCTTGTAATCTATTTTTAATGATTCTTTTATTTCTTCTAAATCTGTTATTTGAATTGGGTTTTCTTCAAATGACTTTTCTTTATCACGTTCTTCATCTTCGGAATCCAAATCACCTTCTTTTTCGGAAGAAATACTAACACTATCAGAATCGTTGTTGTTGTAGTTTTCATCTTCATCTTCATCTTCATCTTCATCTTCATCTGCATCTTCGTCTTCAGCAATATCTTCATTTAACTTTGCATCATCAAAATTAAAATTTAATACATTTCCTATATTAATACTCTTAATAAATGATTTTCCATTATCATCTTCTTCATCATCTTCTTCATCATCATCTTCTTCTTCATCATCGTCTGATTCATCTTCTGATCCAATATTAATATCATCATTTTCATCATCAGAAACAGGAATTAACATATTATTCGGACTTTGATTAAGGTTGGTAGTTTGATAATTTTGCACTGCTCCCACGGGAACACTGTGAAGTCGCGCATTAACATTATTTAACTCATTTGCAATAGTTGTAATTAAATCCAACATAGAATTCATCTTATGGTTTTGTTCATTAATTTTTTGGATAAAATAATATCCCAATAAACCTATGAGTAAGAAACATATCCCTAAACACAATAGAAACGGTGTTGTAATAATATCGGAAAGACCCATTATTACAAAAAAGCAATATATTTTTATTTCTATATTAACGAATACAGGGTCATCCAGAATTGTACTTCTTTGTTGTTTCAAGTATCTCTTTTGGATAATTCATATCACTTAATACTTTCATACCCCCTTTTACAGTTGATATTCCATCTTTTAATAAATAAGTATATTCAAAGTTTCCATTTACTGTCTTGTTTACTTGCATGCATCTATTTCTTATATTTTTTACAGCATCAAGTTTTTTGCAGACTTTGATAAAATGGGTTGTAAGTAAACATTTTACATTTTTAAACTTTACTAAATATTTCATAAATGCAATAGCGCTTATTGTTGCTTCATCTGGATTTGTTCCCGAATACATTTCGTCAAATACACAGAAATGAGTATTGTCTGGTTTATTATTTACACAATCTATTATCTCTTTGCATCGTCTTGCTTCTGCTTGAAATAAACTGTCTCTTCCTGAAGTATCAGGTATATTCAAATAACAATGTATGTAAGTAAATGGACAAATTTCTCCGGACTCAAAACATCCATAACCAAATTGCTGACAAAGAATAACATTCAGAAGAGAAGTTTTCAGAATTGTTGTTTTTCCCGAAGCATTTGGTCCAGTAATAATTAAATTTTTGTCCACACTAATATCATTTTTAATAGGAGTATCATTCATCAAAAAAGGATAATAACTATTTTTGAATTTACATTTTGTAGAGTTTTCTAAAAACCCAACGGGGTTTATATTACCAACATTAATATTTTGTATAAAACCCTCAATATTTTCTATATAACCATGGTACCCAAATGAGTAAGATAATGCAGCTTCGTATGCAGAGTCACTATAAAGTTCGTAAAAGGTTTTTAAAATATAACCAAGTTCCCACATTTTACTAATATTCCATTTATATGCGCCTATTGTTTTTATTTTCTCTCTGAAGCTGGATAAAATGTCTATATTTTTTTTGATGTCTTTATTAAAATCATTATAAGTAGATAGTTTTTCCGTTAAAGATAAGAAATAGTTCATATGATCAATTGAATAATTTAAATACTCTAAAATGGAAAATAAAGAACTGTGTATTTTTTTCATGTTTGTATGAAATCGGATACACGATAAGATGTTTTGATAGATTGAAAATAAATAGAAAAAGGTAGACACTAAAATATAGATTTTTTGTTCTAAAGAAACACTATTAAATTGAAAAAATATTCTTCCTATTGCATGATTTGCTGCTAAAAATTTTAGTATTTGGGAATATTCATTAAATGTTACTTTTAATCCCTGCATTTGAATAATAAAAAATGGGATAATCAATATAATAAGTGGGATAAAGAGAGAAATTATTGGCGACGTGATGTTATACAAACTCATAAATTGCAAGAATGGTTCTGAAGTATTCAAAAATTCCCAAAATGTCCAGTCAATATAATTATACCGATCTTTAAAACCAGTATCGGTTTTTACATCATACCAAATGTTATAAATATGACTACAATCTGGTTTATCCATTTTAGTTGATGTATAATTTTTCAACAGGTTTTGGGTTTCTTTTAAAAATTCCACGTCGGTGGTATATGATTCTGCAAATTTTGGCACCATCTGTTTTGCAAAAATACTATCGGATTTAAATAACAATTCGTACATGGATTGTTTTGTTTCGTCCGATGATTCGGATAATTCTAAATCATCAATAATATGTTTCTTAATCATTTGTTTTTTTTCGTTGTAGTCAATTGGTAACCTGAATACTTTATCTATATAATGTATTTTGTCTTGATTTTCTTCTTGCATTTTTATGTATTTAAAGAAAACATATTGACGTGTTCTACGAATGAGGAAAATTTTTATGGATTGGTTTTCATAAAAATTTTCTTTTCTTTTCTTTTCTTTTCTTTTCTTTTCTTTTCTTTTCGTGTAATTTTATCTATTTACAACACTGGCAATATTTGCCGGCAATTCATCAATTTGAGTGGAATAATATTTTTCTATTTCCTTCAGTTTTCCAATATCACGGCGAGTAATAAAATTTAAACCTGTTCCCTTTCTTCCCCAACGACCACTTCGGCCAATTCTATGCAAATAATTGCTGATACACTTAGGAATATCAAAATTTATAACAACACTTACCTGTTGAATATCAATACCACGTGAAGTTACATTTGATGAGATCAATACCCGCTGTTTTCCAGCTCTAAATTCATTAAATGCTTGATCGCGAGAAGATTTATCCATATTACTATGAATGCAACAAACCGGGAAATTGTCCCGAAGCATAGCTTCGTGTAATTCTGCAACACGTTTTACACTATTGCAATAAATAATACATTGCGACATTGAAATATAAGAGAAAAGATCCCTTAACGTATCATATTTTTGTTGATCATTTTCTACAGCAACATAAAATTGAGATATTCCTTCCAGTGTCAAACTCTCAGTTTTTACAAAAATTTGCACAGGCTCTCTCATAAATTTGGAAGTTAAACTGTGAATAAAAGGAGGGAGTGTTGCACTAAAAAGAGCAACCTGTACATTTGTTGTTAATGTTTGTAAAATATTGTAAACCTGCTCTTTGAATCCATAGGATAATAGTTCATCTGCTTCATCCACGACAAATAGCTTTATTGTTTTTGATTTAATATAATTGCGACGCATCATATCATAAATTCGGCCAGGGCAACCAGTAATTACGTGGGGAGTATTATTTTTTAATGTTTCTATATCCTCATCCACTGATGATCCACCGACTAAATTTAATAGTTTTAGTCCCTTCATCATAGCTCCAATATTTGTTATTACACTTGACGTTTGAACAGAAAGCTCTCTGGTAGGAGAAAGAACAATAACCTGTGTTTCATTTACATCTAAATCCAGTCTGGCTAATAATCCAATAGTAAATGCAGCTGTTTTACCCGTGCCAGATTGAGCTTGAGCAATTATATCCTTTCCTTGAATAATAGGAATAATTGCCTTACATTGTATGGGACTTGGATTCTCAAACCCATATCCATAAATACCTCTTAAAATATCAGGATTGATTTCTAAATCATCCCAAGATTTTATTTCAAAAGAAGAATCATATGTCCCCTCTTTTATATTTTCATTTTCTGGGACATCTGACATTATAAGTTATCAACAAATATATATTTAAGCTTATTTATTCAAAATGAATATAAATTGTAAAAAAATTGATATAAATGAAGTATTATCTACTATATAGATACCATGTCAAAATCTAAGATATATTCATTAAATGATTTTGTAAATATCACCTTTGCGGGGTTTGATTTTAAAGTACCAGATAAAACATCTCATCTTATTAATGAACTGGCGCAACAAGTTGGATCTCCAAGTTACATAAAAACTCCTATATTTAAAAATAATAATGTAGATGCATCTATATTTTCACCCGCGGCCAGTTCAGATTTTGGAGCTTCATCTAAAAATAGAAGAAAGGGAAACAAATCTACTGAGATTGTTACAGATAGTGATTGGGAGTCTCTGAGAACATTTCAAGCAACCGTTATTGAGCAAAAAATTGGCATAGATTCAAAAATAGATATGATACGGTCTAATCTGAATAAAATATCCGATAAGACATTTGAAGATATTAAAAATAAAATTGTTTGTATTATTAATGAACTTATAGGTGAAAATGTTTCGGATGAAGAAATACAAATGGTGGGTCGCTCAATATTTGATATAGCATCTACAAACAGATTCTATTCAAAATTGTATGCAGATTTGTATCATGAATTGGTGAATAAATTTGATATATTCAAGAGCATATTTGAAGTGAGTTTTGAAAGTTTTATTGATGTTTTCAACACAATAGAATATATTGATCCTAATGTGGATTATGATGGTTTCTGTAAGATTAACAAAATTAATGACAAGAGACGAGCGCTTAGTTCATTCTTTTTAAATTTAATGAATAACCAACTTATAACAAGAGAAAAAATATTGGATATTGTGTTTCTTTTGATAAACAATGTTGATAGGTTTATTCTTGAGGAAAACAAGAAAAATGAGGTAGATGAGATTAGTGAGAATATTAATATTTTATGTACAAAAACTGTTTTGGATGATTCAGAAAAGTCTGAAAAAATACGAAAAATGATACATTCTTATGCGCATAGCAAAGCTAAATCATGGCCGAGTATGTCAAATAAGACTCGCTTCAGATTTATGGATATGATTGAAATGTAATGAAAATAATTATTTAGAGTAAATGTATGTTAGTATCATACATGAGCGAAAATATTTTTATTCAGCTGGATGAATCTTTTCCAGATAAAAATAACAACATACATAAATTATTGACCGAGTTTGAAAATATAGAAAATAAACCAATATCGGATGAAATTTTTTGCGATGATTTAGTAGCATTAATAAAAAACTATGATTTAAATTACACGGTAAAGAAATTGTTTTTAATTAGTGATTACTATGGGTTGTCCAAACAAATAAAAGCCAATAAGGGAAACAAGTTGGATATTATATATGCAATTGTAATATTTGAAAATGACGATAAAAATGAAGAAATTGTTTTTAATCGTCAAAAATACTGGACCTATATGGAAGAACTTAGTTCGGATCCATTTATGAAAAATTTTGTATTGTGGTAAGGTGTAGGGAGTATATAGAAAAGTTATTTTACATCTATCCATTATATTATATGTTGTATACCATAAAATATATTATGAATACATATTATGGTAGTGTCAAGAATTGAACAAGATGTTAGTTATCCTGAATTAAAAAAAGTTGATGCATCCGACTTAAAGATGGAATCAAATTTATACCAAATAGATGCATTAGGTGTATCTATAATTGTTGCAGTTGGTAACGCTAATCACGACAAAGATGATGAAAATTTAACAACATTCCCTATTTATTTAGTAAAAAAAAATAACAAGGTAACACGCATTGGATTATATGAGATTAGCGCAAGCAATATATCGTCTTATGTAGATGATGACGGAAAATTAAAAGTGGAAAAAATGGATGAACCATTACTTTTTAGTTTTGTAGATCAAAAAATGTTAAGTACTTTAAGAAAACCACCAGAAGAAGAAGAACTTGTTACAAGCGAAGACATATTTAAAAGCCCAATTCCTGGTATAAATGAAATGATAAATGAAACGGTAGATGAAAATGTTGTTATTAATTTACCAGATAAAATTAGAAAATATTTTGATGTTATTCCAGGAAGAAAGTTACCAAAACCTCTTAAAACAGAGACAAAAACAGATGCATCAAACATAACAAGAAAGTATCAAACGGCATCCACTGATACATGGTTACAAAAAATGATGGAGAACAGAAATTATAAAATAGTTGACAATGAAGGAGGCGGTAATTGTTTTTTTGCCGCCATTCGTGATGCGTTTTTAGGTATAAACATTAAAATATCAGTTGATAAACTGAGAAAAATTTTTGCAAATGAAGTAACAGATGATTTTTTTACTCAATATAAAACAACGTATAATAACTATAATTCATCTTTATTGGAAGATTCATATAAAATAAAAGAACTTCAAGAAAAAAGTAAAAAAATAGGAGCTGAATATAATGCAACACTTGATCGTAAACAAAGAGCTATTCTCTACGAGGAATATAAAATAGTTAAGGAACAAAATGACAGACTTGTAAATGAAAATAAAATAACACGTAGAATATTACAAGAGGTTTCATTTATGAAAGATATAGACACTTTTGAAAAATTTAAAAAGATTATATTGAAATCCGATTTTTGGGCCGACGCAGCTACTATATCTACACTTGAACGTATTTTACAAGTAAAATTTATTATTCTACTTCGTGGAACAGGTGATAAAAATACAAGCGTTCAGTGTGGAGAAGATAATGGCGTTGTTCATCCATTGTATTATATTATCGTTGATTATGATGGAGGGATCCATTATCAACTTGTAACTTATAAAGAGACTACCATTTTTAAATTTTCAGAAATCCCATATGGGATCAAAGAAATGATTGTGGATAAATGCATGGAAAAAAATGCCGGAGGTTTTCCCCGTATTCCAGAGTTTATTTCATTCAAAGATCAATTACTATCCAAAGATAAAAAAAGAAGTGCAAAACAAAACAAAGATGAGGCTGTTGCAAATAAATTAACAGATGCCGAAGTTAAAGGATTGTATGACGATAATATAGTATTTGTTTTTTATGCTAAATCTTATAATAAACCTTTACCTGGTAAAGGAAGCGGAGAAAAGATACCAGATGCGCTAAGAAAATCTTTTTCCCCACTTGCTTTAATTCCAGAATGGAGAAGAAAATTATCTTATGAATGGGTTCAACCTTTCTCTCTTGATGATCATAAATGGGCAAGCGTTGAAACCTATTATCAAGCGCAAAAATTCAAAAAAGTACATCCTGAATTTTATTTATTGTTTACAATGGATTCTACATCCAATGAAGGTATTGCAAATGATCCTGAGATGGCAAAAGCGGCTGGAAGTAAAACGGGGAAATATAAAAATCAACTCATAAGACCAAAAGAGATTAAAATAGATCCAGAATTCTATAAAAAATATGCGGATAAAGTTTTATATGAAGCTTTGTTTGCAAAGTTTAGTCAACATGAAGATTTAAAGGAAATGTTATTAAATACTCAAAATGCAAAATTGGTGCAATATTTAAAATCCAGAAAAGGAGAAGTTTGCAATGATTTGATGCTTGTAAGAGACAAATTAGTAAATCCATAAATTGTTGTAAAAGATTTAAAAAATACTATGATATTATATACAATGAAGTTTACAAAAGAAAGTGAAAAATTTTTGTCCTTTTTTTTAAATGATGAATGCGTTGATCAGGCATCATTGTCCACAAAGATGAAGAGTATTTTGTCTGGACTTCATTCGGATTTATTAAAGGCGGATCAATATATACATTCATTGAAAAAAAGGATGGGTGCCAAATTTTATTCTTTAAAAGTAACAAAAATTTCTTCGGCAATTCAAATTCCCAAACCAACAACTACATCTGGTAAATTTTTTCCGATTGAAATTAAAAATCATGTAGAACGTAATGTAGAAATGGCATTTTCTTACACTTTGTCTCTCTTTGACAGAACTATTAAAATTCATTTTATTTCAGAAGATAAATATGCTGATCTTAAAATTGAAGAATACAATCACAATGTAGATACAATGTTAAAATGGTTATACATTGTGAATCAACATTCATCTTCATATTGCTCTAAAACATTGAATGTATATATATATTTGTCTTCTTTTAAGAAGACACTTCCGGAATCAAACATTGAAATTTTGGGTGCGACACATGTTAACACTGCGTATACTGTAACATGTAGACCAGTTTCAGATATAGTAATTTATAGGAAAGAAGAGTGGTTTAAAGTATTTATACATGAGACATTTCACAATTTTGGATTAGATTTTTCAGATATGAATATTGAAGCATGCAACAAACGCATATTGGGTATGTTTAAAGTAAAATCAGATGTAAATTTATTTGAGGCCTATACTGAATTTTGGGCGAGGTTGGTAAACGTGTTATTTTGTAGCTATTATCACATAGATAATAAGAATGATGTTAAATCATTTATTCACAATGCAACGTATTTATTTTCTATAGAACAAAAATACAGCTTATTTCAAATGGCAAAAACTCTGGATTTTATGGGATTAAAATATAAAGATTTATATTCAAAAACGCCAATAAGTGAAAACTTGAGAGATACTTTATATGGAGAGAATACCAGTGTTCTATCTTACTATATAATTAGTACTATTTTAATGAATGATTTTATGGATTTTTTATTATGGTGCAATAAGAATAATATATCTCTTATGCAATTTAAGAAAACTCCAGGAAATATAGAATCGTTATGTAATTACATTGAATGCAAATATAAATCAAAGAAATTTTTAGACAATGTTAAATGCATTCAACGTGTATATTCAAAATTAAAAAAAAATTCTGAAGTAGACGAAAATTTATATGAACTTTCAAATACAATGAGAATGGCAATATGTGAATTAGAATAAAAAAAATTGATCCTATAAACTGCTTAAAAACTCAACGCATATTCATATACGCATAGAGACCATGGAGTTTGTAACGGATTGCTTGGTACTGAAGATTGAAGAGTATCAAGATGATGATACGTTGGACGCAATGGTGTACGTCCTTTACGATCAAAGAGAACGTACGTACATTATTCGTGGGAAAAGAAGTGATAAGGCCCCGTACCCAGACTCCATTCCCTTTTCATTCAATTGTGAGTTTGAAGATGACTTGATTGATTTTATCAATCTTGTTGTTTGCAAGAAGTTTAAGAGGAATTATGTTCTTTATAGCAGCGTTGATTTACCTGAGTATTCAAGTAATATTACATATGACTCGTTGGATTCAAGTTTTGGTTTTCGGAATGAGATTTCTGGCTATAACAATGAAAAGTACACTCGCAAAGAGCTGTCTACCTATTTGCGTTTGTTAAGACGTATTTACAATGATTATTAATCTGGTTTGCATCTAATTATTTATAAAACCTTTATACACGTGTAGTTTAGTGGTAAAATATATGCCTTCCAAGCATGGGTCCCGGGTTCAATTCCCGGCACGTGTAAAATATATTACCTTTTTCGGGTAATATATTTTTTTCTCGTCCTATATATAGCATGAACAAAAAAATTATAGTTGGGGCTACCGGTGTAATCTTACTCGGTTATATTTTATTCCATAAAAAAAATTATAAAAGGTGTATGTCTGGAGGTAATGAAATAACCCTTGTAGATTTTACTTATGATGGGACTCAAACTCAGAAGGATTTTCCTACCAAACCTTTCCACTTACACATAGTTGATGGTGTTACAAGTATTACAGAAGAAGCATTCAAGAATTGTGTTTATTTAACAACTATGTATATACCTTTATCTGTTGAAAGTATTGAATCTCGTGCATTTTCTGGATGTACTTCTTTAACAATTGTTTATATACCCTCTTCTGTCAAAAGTATCGGTGATAATGCTTTTTCTGAATGTAGTTCTTTACACGAGGTTGATATAACTTCCGTCAAAAGTATTGGTGATAATGCCTTTGCTGGATGTAGTTCTTTACAACAGGTTGATATGCCAGAAACTGTTACAAATATAGGTATTTATGCATTTTCTGACCACACTTCTTTGAAAAGAACAAAAGTATGCAAAGATTACAGTACAAACTATCTTTATCACGATAAAAGAATGTATTCTCCTTTTTCTCTTTATGCTGAAAATCACAACTTATTACTTTATATAAAAAAACTACCATGTTTCATTTGTGGAAAAAAACATAGTTCTAATGATCCATTGATAACGCATCATTTTTATTGTGAAAAAGCTGCACAAAATTCAGTTGATTGGAAAATGTTTGGAGAGTTTGCTAAAAACTGTTATAATATTCAAACTGGTGAAAATATTGGAGCTAATTTTGATTGGGATAAGGTGGAGAAAAACCCCGAACTATTTGTTGATTCTACGCAAAATTTGATTGTTTTATGCAACGAACATCATATGTCCAAAAATAGAGGTATTCATTATGTTCCTTTCCCCGAATGGATTTTGCAAAAATATCCTAAAGACGGGTTTGAATTTTTAGTTTAATGTGTAAAAATTGAAATGCTTTTACACATTCAATTGTATACAAACTATAAAATGTTACATCAACTTGACAACCTGTATTGCGCTGACGTTGTAAAACGACCATCCGCTTCTATAAAATCTCCATATGTTGCGGATATTTCTATACAAGGAAATAATGAATTGGCACATAGTCCATCGCTTGGATGCTGTGGATTAGCAGATGCAGGGGCATCCGTCTTTGTACAAAAATCTAAAAAAGATACAACAAAAACCGGATATACTGTTTATTTGTCTTTGCATCAAGAAGTCAAACATGGAATTACATGTGAAACAATTGTGGGGATTCATCCAAAAACTGCTGAACTGTTAGTGGAAAATGCCCTCAAAGGCGGATTTCTCTCAAAACTACAAAATGTAAAGTCTTACAAGAGAGAAACAACTATAAAAGTTATTGGAAAGGTGGATTCCAGATTTGACTTTAGCGGAATAGATTGCAATGGAATACCATTTCTCATGGAAGTTAAAAATGTTCCACTTGCTGATTATGAAGATTTATGTTTGAAAGAAAGAAAAAAATTGGATTTTTCAGATCGCGAGTTTGGATCCAAGGTTGCCTATTTCCCAGATGGTTACCGAAAAAAAAGTACTGAGCCTGTCAGTCCACGAGCTATAAAGCATATCAAGGAGTTGACATTGATCAAGTGTGAATCTAAAGTGAGGTGTATTATGTGTTATGTTATACAGAGGACAGATGTTAACCGGTTTACTGCGTCTGTAATTGACCCTGAATACAAATCAGCGTTTAATGATGCGATTTCGTGTGGCGTAGAAATAATTACAATGGTGGTAAAGTGGAATAACAATGGTTGTGCTGAATTCGTGCGAGATGACTTGCCTATTTGCTAAAAAATTGAACATAAATTATACATTTTCTTTTGTTCAAAAGAAGTTTTATCAAAATGGGTATCAAACACTTGAACAAGTTTTTGAAGGACACGTGTCCTAAGTCAATTTCATATCTTTCCCTTTCAGAGCTTACCGGAAAGAAGATTGCGATTGATATTAGTATTTATATGTACAAGTTTGCAGCGGAGAGTTGCTTGATTGAAAATATGTATCTAATGTTAACAGTGTTTCGTCATTATAACATTACGCCTATCTTTATATTTGATGGAAGACCACCAGAAGAAAAAAAGGCACTGCTTCAAAAACGCAAGGATGATAAGAAAGAGGCTTATGCCGAATATATCCGTTTAAAGAAACAAATGCAAGACAATTTAACAATGGACGAAGACGATAAACAAGATATTATGAATAACATGGATGTACTGAAAAGACAATTTATTACTATAAATAAAAAACAAGTGGATTCCGTAAAGGATCTGATTCGTTGTTATGGTGCAACTTATTATGACGCTCCTGGAGAGGCGGATGAGTTGTGTGCAATGTTGGTTATTAAAAAGAAGGTATGGGCATGCATGAGCGAAGACATGGATATGTTTGTTTACGGATGCGCTCGTGTTTTAAGGTATTTTAGTTTGATTAACTATAGTGTTATTTGCTATGATATGAAATCTATTTTAGAGGAACTAAACATGAGTCAAAATGAATTCCGTCAAATATGTGTTCTTTCTGGAACGGATTACAATTATAATGCGATATTTGATTCTGGGTCCGATGTACCCAATCTACAAAAAACGATGAAGATGTTTCATAAATATAAGTCAACGCAAAAAAAAGAATTGGCAGTTAATTTTCAGCATGGATTTTATTGTTGGCTATTAGAAAATAGTAGTTATATTGAAGACATTGAACTATTGAAATCTATTTATGATGTGTTTGATCTGAATGACAAACATATTAATATTAAAATCTTTGAAAAAATTAAAATTACAAATGGACCCATTATAAAAGATCGCATCAAGAATATATTACAGGATGATGGGTTTATTTATCCGGTTGCAAAGAGGTAAATCAGGTAGATGCATCCATCTTGTCAATGACAACTGTTTTTGCAACATTTTTTATTATTTTATTGTAGTTTTCGTCGTCTTCTTCCTTGTTATATCCTCCCATAGACTCGCTTACAATATGCAAATATTGATCATTTTTTATAGATGAACTATCAGCACATTGCGGATTTGCATCTTTCCATTCTGGGATTTGCTTTATGTTTTTATGCGCAATGGCTTTTATAGCCTGTTTTATTTTGTCATTGTCTTTTTTCTCTTTTTCCCATTCATTTTGATCCTTGACATACATAATTAGACGTTTTACGTCGCTGCAGTGTATTGGACGTTTATATACATCTAACTTTTGAAGACCATTCAAGAAAATCTTGGAAATTCCTTCTATAAACCCATTGGACCCAATATTTTCCAAGTCGTTTATTGAAAGTTGGAGAGATTCTACGAAATCATGGATGTTAAGCGCATCTTTGCATTGTTCATTTAAAAAGAACTGCATATTGAATTTGTTTGTTATATGCGTGGTATTATTTGTAGTGTTATTATGTATTATTTGTGTTCTGTCATTCTTTGACAGCTCTGTGATGACCTTTTGTTGTTCCATAATTAAGTTTTTGAAATCGTTGTTTTGTTTAATGAGTTCCACCAAATGGTCAGTTTTTTGTTGCGGTAAGGTTTTTATTTCTTGGTGATCATTAAATGCACTGCATGTACGCTTATGTCTTGATAAGTTTGATTTTTGCGTATAAGTTTTACCGCATAAACAGTCATAAATTTTCGGCATTTTCGGCATTTTTTCGCTGCAAAAGGCGTTATCATTGTTATCATTGGCCGCACTGAGAAGGTGTTTTGCAGTGGTTAGGTGTTTTTCATAGTTGCTCTTTTTGCTGCATATGAATGTGCATTTTTTACACTCAAAATCCGGCATTTTTTCATTTTGGAAAGTTATCATTTATATGATAACAGAAAAAATGCCTAATACCTTTTCAAAAATATGAAAAAAAAAATATGGGAACAAGTTTAAAAAATGAAAAAAACGCCCTTACCAAGTTGGTAAGACGTGATTTTTTATTTTTTTTTGCCGGTTTTAGAATCGAGTTTTCAATTTTGGACATTTTTTTTGTCCATTTTTGAAAACCTATTTGACTTTTGGGAAAAAAAAAAGAATATTCATCAACCTTCGTTTTTAAGTATTTCTGGGGAAATAATATATATTTGACCGAAGGACTTAAAGACCTCTACAGTTTGTTTCTTTTGATAAAACGATTGCAAATGTGATACAGCTATTTCTCCCTAAAGACGGGACAAAATAATTTTATCAATCAATTGAGACATATTCATGTGATTTGGTTTCATATACTGTTAGATATGAAATTAAATTAATTATAGTTTTTAAAGACCAATAAATCCTTCATACGCAGATTTTGTTACGACAGGAGCTTGTTGAGTAGAAGCAATTGCCTTCGCAGAGTTGTTGAGAAGCTCAAGAGCCATGGCAAATACACCAAACATCATAATGTAGGGTAAAATAACAAGGATCCATGCAATTGTCTTATATCCCTTCTTGCAAAGGAGGTTTAATAAGTATGTCCAGACAAGAATAAAGAATCCCTTAAATAAAAGGCTGGATAGAAGGAATCGTTGAAAAAACGCAATTACTAAAGAAATAACGCCAATAACAAAGTATACTAACGATGGGGTGCAAAGTTTCATCACGTCCATAATTATACATTATGTAAATACAAAAAAAAATTGTAGTTCTACAATTATTTTTCTAAATTATTCTATTTTTAATCATGACAAAATTCTAACTATTTTTTATATTTTTATTGGATAAGTTAGACAGCATCGGTAGCAGGGACAACAACATCAACCTTGGAAGCCTTAGCAAAGTGAGGGCTCATAAACTTCTGGAGGTTAAAGTAGGTAAGAACCTCTCCAGAAGGAACCTTAAGAAGACTCATGAGCTTGCTATCGGGGTTGATCTGGCGGCCATTCTGCTTATCCTGAAGATTATTGTTGCGAATGTACTCGGTGATATCCTTGGTAACATCCGTGCGAGCCATCTCGGAGCCAACCGGCTTGTTGAGAAAGCCAGCAAGCTCGTCGCTAATGCGCGTGGGCTTGATGAAACCAGAAGGCTTGCGGTTTCCAGACTTGCGGCTGCTCTTAGCACTCGCTTTCTGGGCAGCCTTAAGTTCACGAGTCCACTTCTTCTCAAGAAGCTTGTACTCAGCCTTGAGAGCACTGAGGCTCACCGTGATCTGGTGAAGCTTAGCAACAAACTCATTGGATTGAGTCTCAAGCGACGACTCGGCAACCGTCTCAGGCGCAACAACATCAACAGTTGAAGTAACAACTTCTTCCAAGGAAGGAGCTACTACTACATCAACAGTAGTCTTCTTGGAAACCTTCTTGGTCTTAGGAGCAACAGCAACCTCTACCGGAGCAGAGGCAACAACGGGAGCAGAAACGGGAACTTCAGTGGTCTTCTTAGTGGTGGTAGTCTTCGCCATATTATATACTATTACGGTAGGTACTTTTTAAGTGCTTTAGCGCGAATAATATATATCGGAGGGGATGTGTGATGCTAAAGGCTGATAGAAAACAATCTGGTTCAATTTTTTTTTAATTAAACTATATATGAGCTACAGATTGGTATAGCCAAGGAAGGGAATTAGCTGCATCGTAATTTACTAATGTGAGAGCCCCCAACACATAATATGCCCCCAATGATTGACTATCCGAATCATTTCCCGTGTTAACCATTTTTTCCAAAGCATAAATGATGTCAGATCTTATTTTATTTACATCGGGTTCTAAAGACAAATTTATTAAATTTAAAGAGCGAAATGGATCACCGGTTGGAGGACAAATTAGTCGTTTGGTTTCAGCGCTTAGTTGAGCCCGATAATTCCATATGTCAATTAACTCGCGAATAAACTTTACTAACTGGACTCTTTGTAGACTTGAAAACCATACAGGATCAGAATAATTTCCAAGAGAGTCTATTTTTTGAAACACATCTAATATTCTTAATTCCAGTGATTTCTGAGGATTCATTTCATCATAAACATCTTTAATTACAACATCAATTTCTATTTGGAATAGTTTACTCATGCGTATAATAGTCTTCATGTTTTTCATCACGGTCTTTGGAATTATATTTCTATTATACGGATTCAACACCTCCTTCTTCTTTTCTGTTTTGGAAATAAGATTATGGAGAGAAATAATGTCAAATCCGTAAATAAAATCATCTTTATCTTTATAACTAAAAAACTGAGTATACGGTATCTCTTTCAAGTCTTCCATTGTAAAAAAATCGTTGGGGTTTGTACACAGTTCTCTCTTGAAAAATCCAGGACCATGCAATCCATTGTATTTTCTTTGTATAATTCCACGAATAAGTTTCTGTATCTTTATTACGTATGATGAAAGTTTTAAAAAACAAAAAATACGACCAATTAACTGATCTTTATTTCCTTGCTGTTTCAGTTTGTGAATTTTTGTAATTGATTTCAATTGGGTTAAATTATAGTTGTGCGTAAATAATAAATTGTAATTATTTGTCGTTGGTATAATGATATTTTCTTCATTCACTTTTATTTGTTTTTTTACACACGGAATATTGTTATAGCAATTTAAATTTAATTTTTCTATATAAGCTTCCATTGGACTAACGCTCTTTATTTTTGTAGACATTGTTGTATATATTAGAGAGAGAAATCCTTTTGAGCCATTTTGACTAAAATATATAATTATGGTAAGATTTTTTAATATGAAGCCTCTTCCAATGACACCATACAAGTTTATTTACAATTTAAAAAAAAATTGATTTAAACATTGAGCCCCCTTATATAGTACAACACACACAATACAATGGCTGACACTATTATTGACGGTACTCTCTTTAATGTTAAGGATATTCAGTATGGCGCCCCCAAGTCTAATCCCAAGGGAGGCAAGGTGGTGAATGTTCTGAATAAGAATTCTAAGACTGGGCTTCGCATTTCTACTCCTCTTTTGCTTACATGGGGAGCTAATGATTTTGTTGATAAGGATACTGGTCTTCCGAATGGAAAGTTTGAGATGTCGCTACAATTTCCATCTGGCGACTATGCGACCGAAGATACCACTGCATTTCTTGAGAATATTAAGAACATGGAGGAGAAGATTAAGTCGGACGCTCTTCTCTATTCCAAGGAGTGGTTTGGAAAGGTTCACAAGTCACGCGATGTTGTGGATGAGCTATTCACTCCTATTTTGAAGTATCCCAAGAATAAGGAGACGGGTGAGACTGATCTTACTCGTTCTCCCACGCTTCGCGTTAAGGTTCCCAAGTGGGAGGGTGTTTGGAAGTCGGTGATTTATGACGAGGATGAGCAGAAGTTGTTTCCCAATCCGGCAAATCCATGTGTTAGCCCTCTTGACTTTTTGAAGAAGGGTAGTCACGTTGCGTGTCTTATCCAGTGTGGTGGAATTTGGTTTGCCAATGGTAAGTTTACAGTTACGTGGAACCTTTCTCAGGCCGTTGTTCAGAAGTCTCGTGCTACTCTTAGCGACGAGTGCTATGTGAAGCTCAAGCCTTTGGATAAGGAGAAGCTCAAGGCGGCAGCTGCTGTTGCAGAGGATGATGCAGTGTCTCCTGATGGAGCGATGGTGGAAGATTCTGATGATGATGCCGATTCAGAGTCGGACGTTGAGCAGGTTACTCCTCCTCCTCCTCCTCCTCCTGCTCCTGCTCCTGCTCCCGCACCTGCGCCAGTTGAGGCTCCTGCACCCGCGCCTGAGCCAGTTGAGGCTCCCAAGAAGAAGATTATTAAGAAGAAGGCGACGGCTTAAATACAAACATATAAACTATATAAAAAATAAAATTGATGTATTTTTTTCATGTAAAAATACATCAAGCATAGCGGGGAACCCAGGTTCCCCCGCTCGCCCCCTCCTTCCCGAAGGGCAGGATAAATCCTTATCATATTTCATAACATTTTATCTTTGTGAAAAATCCATATATTTATCCTGGGTTCCCGGTG